GTAATATTACGCATCGACACAGACCTGCCCGAAGTCGAAACATCGACAGCAGCATTGACGAAAGAAGAAGTCTTCAGCCAAGCCTCGAGGTAGTAGGACGGAAAACCACGCTGGAAAAGAGACTGCCGACCAGTGAAGAAGCTCCACGTGAACGCATTAGAACCAACAGCATCCAGGGCAGCCTGGACATTCGTAGAATACGAGGCAGAATTATCCTCACGAATAGCCGGAGAAATATTCGATGTGGTTTTGATGGTACGCAGATAATCTTCCAGCTCGTCAACAGTCAAGTAGTAGGGATACTCCATCGCAGAATCGGACACAGTACCAGCCAAGGACGTAGGAACCAAGCTGTATTGCTGGTTAAGATAATAGTTGTAATAGATATCGATATAACCGATATACGGCGTAAGGTCGATAACACCCGTAACGATAGATCCCGGAGCTTCGCCCATGTAATCGGCAAGAGAACCGGGGCCGACGATATAACCGAGAGATTTAAGGGGCAGACCCGTTTGCACATCGGAAACTGAGATGTCGATCTTACCACCCGAAGGGTTGCCGGTATCGAAGGGGATCGGAGGCGCCATCGAAGGCTTATAGACAGTATTCGGAGTATCAGTGACACCCTGAAAATTAAGCTGACGATCAACATTATAGATCCGATCGGGAATAAAAAAATACTCCTTCTTGATACATACATTACCCATGAAAGGGGCCACGATCGGAAGAGCCTGCACACCTACGCCAGGCTGAAAGCTGAAATCATCACCAGCAATAACACGGGTCACGTTGGTGGGAATCAGAGTACCCCAGCTTGCAGAAGTGGGGTTACCGGAAAAAAGTTTAAACCGGGATTTCTTATTTCGCTTACGCGAGAGAAACATCATTGCCATAAAATAGATTGTTTTATAAGTTGTTTTTTATAATAAGAATAAGTAGGATAAGTCCTCAAAACATATTCCCAAATAAGCTGCGGAATGAGAGAATCGTTGCGACAGCGAATCTGATCCTTGTCAAAACATGCCAGCTTATAATAACGAGGAATGCTATAAGGATGATTGTCGATCAAGACAGAGAACCACTGTTTGCAACCAGTCATCATATATGCTCGAAGGGCATCCTTCTCCGATTCCGACAATCGGCCAAACCCATGAGAGACATACAAACGACCATGTAGATCTAAAATTTCCTTCGGAATATCATTCCAATGCACAGCAGACTTCTTTGTGACATACTTCATTGCATAGCGAACAGCACCGAAATGACGAAGAGGACTAACCCAAGCAAGGCCGAAGGACATCCAGTAATGACGAACACTCCACCAAGGCAGGGGGCATCCAAACATAATCGCATGGAGATGAAGTCGATGCTCAGAAGGAAGCCCACGTTGGACTGCGCGCTTGCCATCGGCAACTTCCAGTACAAAAAAGTAAGGAAAAGAAACCTTGCGATAACAAAAGCGACCCGTATCGGGATTTCGATAACGAAGACATGGATCCTTACGCATGCGGTCTATAAACCGACGAATAAAGGCGTAGGGCTCCTTGCAAAAAGTCTCATAGAATTCTGGTTTGAGAGTAAAGGTACAAAAATAGCAATTTGAAAGATTGTAACCGAGACGCTTATAGATGTTATGAGCGCGAACAAACCAATGCTGCTGGCGTTTCTTGATACACTGAACACACCTACCACAGGGCACTTGAAGCTTATAATCCGGCTGATTAGAGAACTGAGGAATCTCTACGCCAAGCTGGTCGGCAAGTTTAATGTAATGTGGGTTCGTAACCCGCAAAGGCTTGTTACACATAACTCAAACAAACTAAAAATCAAGATCTACAACTACAGGTGTTGTCCGCCGATTACTATGTTTTTGACCTTTGGACGGGGTTTTCCTTTTCTTCGGCCGCCGCGACGAGAGCGACCGAGAGGCACTGCAAGAATCGAAGAAGCGAGCGTAAATGAAAAAAAAGAGGTCTGAGATGTTGAACTCGTAGATAACACGGTTACACTCGGAGTCGAACAATCCTTGTTCGATGGTGAAATAAAATGGCACCTGAGCTGCGACAATAGAGTCAACTGCGGTTTGGATCCGAACACGATCTGCCAAGGCAAACCGAAAAGAGATGTAGTTACCGTCGACGGCATAGTCGGAGCAAGCAGCGAAGAGTGTTTCCACGAAATGAGCTCGAGGTTCGAACTCAAAAGACTGTGAGAGGGCGTCCCAAGATTCGTTGTTAAGCATGATAGATCACGAGATTTGATTTTAGATTCGATCCGCACGGTATCATGATGAACACCGTTACGGAATACTTTCCGAGAATAGCTGCACGACACAGTGAAGTAGGCAGCAAGAGCAGCGATTATAGACGCTATAAGCGTCCAAAAAGCTTTGTTGCGGTAGAATGGTGTTTTTTCCATAAAAAGTGATTTAATGAATAATTTAAGTGCCCTACGGGGCAAATATAATGAATTTTTGCATCGATCCAAGGCGTTCCATTTTTCAAATGCAAGAAAATTGTTTTTTTTCGACCAAAAGATCAATTACTCGGAGAAATCGACGAATTAAAAAGGCCTGAGAAGTGTATAACGGGGGAGAAAGTAAGGACGCAAAACTGTGCCTGAGCTACTTAGCTTCGTCATCGCACGCACGCGAAGCGCGCGCGCGCGTTAACGAATGCAGACAATCTCATGCACGGGGCTCCTAACTCTCTCCCCCGTACCCCCTCTCAGTCACCTAATGGAATTCGCTTCGCTCATAGATTTTTATGACTTTGAGAGAACCGATGCGGAACCTCACGAGGGCGCTGTTTCCACATCTGGCATATATAGGCAAGAAAAAGTGCCTTCTCTCAAAAAGGGTATTTACGGGCGCGATGGTAAACCATCGCTTACGTGCCAGCGGACTCCGTCCGCGACCATGGCACCTTATAGAGGTGCTAGTCGCTACCTGCGGTGCGGGGTAAGACTGCAAGAGGAACACGGAAGGTTACAAGCCTCAAGAAGCAAATAATAGCCCGGCATCGACGCAACGACGGCCGGGCTAAAATAAACTCAAGAACTCTAATTGACTGAATTAATCTCCTCGTAAAGAGCATTATAGAGGTCTGCTGCAAAATCACTCTTCGAAATTCCAGCGGGGAGCGAAACAATACGCCAAATACCGTCCCACATGTTTTTGGGATCATGAATGTTAGCGAGGTAACGAGCAAGCTCCTCAGCCTGACGGTAAGTCAGAATACGTTCCTGAACGAATGAAATGGCCGCAGCACGGGCTTGCTGACGCGTAAGTTCAAATTTCTGGCCTCGAAGAAGCTGTTCGGTCTCCTCCTGGGCCATCTTAAGCAGGGTGTCTGCTTTGAGATTGAGAGCTTTGTGCGGCTCGGTCGCCGCCTGGGCTTCAGCAAGCGAAGCACCAGCCTCAAGAGAGCGTTTCTGAGCGCCACGAAGGAGCTCTACAGTGATCCGATCAGCATCAGTTTTAGCAGCGCTGGCAAGTCGCTCCAAAACTGACGCATTGATCTCAGCAATCTTAGCCTGCTTGGTATCAAGATCCGCAATGGCATTGGCCTCGGCATACTTGACTTCAGTTTCTTTGAGAATATTACTGAACTGCTTGGATGTAAGTTCTTCATTCGCAATAGATTTTACAATGTCAAACATAGAGTTCGTATTCTCCAAACCGGTAGTCTCAGCCTGGGTTTTAAGGGCTTGCGACTTGGTAAGTTCAATATTAGCCTCGGCCTGAAGAGCTGAGAGGGTCTGCTGAGTGGCATTACCAAAAGCACCCACAAGAGGACTAGTCGGAATACCACCCGGCTGTGTGAAGGACTGCGCAGAAGGCGTCGAACCACCATAGGAGCCGGGATCAACAGAGGACGTCTGAATACCTCCGACGTCGGCGTAGGGAGTAAGCCCGGCCGCAACACGCGCTCGACGCTGAGCGGCCGGGGAATTGTATTTATCCCAATACAAATTATTCTGCTGAGATTCCAGCTGAGCCATATAGTCCGCATACTCCTTCTGATAACGCTGCTGTTCTTTGAGAGCCCACCGATTGTATTTCTCGGCACGAGCATTCATCTTAGAAGCAGCAATACTAGAACCACCAGCAGCCGCAAGGCTACTAGCACCGGCAATAAGTGCAGAAGTAACAAGGGCAGACATAACTACTTGTCATTTTGTTTATCATTTTGTTTGCCCAACTCCTCCTTGTGACGCTCGGCAGAAGTCTCGCCGACACACTCGGCAATACGCTCGATGCGCTCGAACTTATCAAGCGAGAAATCCGAGCTAGGATCCGTCGAAAGGAACGAAGCATCCTTGCCAGAAGGCTGAATCTCATCGTAAGCAGAATCACCACGAACAGCCTGCGTATCACAAGAAAGATAGCCGAAGGTGTAATACTCCTCGAGGATCTCGTTCATACTCCTAGCACCGACAATGAACTCATCGGGCCGGGAAGCACAGTTGCGAACATGATAAGAGACGTGCTCATCAGCACGAGAACGAACGCCAACGCGCTGCGAAAGGTTGGAATAAAGACAACCTACATGCGGATTATAATCTTGTTTTGTTTTCATAACGAAAAGGTTTAGAGAGTTGTTGCAACATTGACCTTCGACTTCTCGCGGAACACCACGATATCAGCAACATTATCGAGAATGAAATTCTCGGCAGTGGCCCGTTGATCGTAGAAGACGTAATTGAAATCGCCACACAGAATATAGGGACACGAGGAGGGCGATATATAGATCCGCTTGAAGAGAGCCACAAGGCGCTGAAGAGAGAGTTCATCAACTTTAGTTCCAGCGGCCTTAATGAATTCGCTATAGGCCGGAGAGTCCATGATGTAGGAGAGATTGCGACCATAATCACGAGAAAGAACCCAGTAATCAAGGTCATTACAGAGGCGACCGTGAGGCTTCGAGACAGCCGTCATGAGCTCACTCCAGGCGGGTTCGTAGCCGACGTAATCGAGATTCTGCATCTTAAACCCGGGAATAGTGAGGACACTATTGGCATAGGACTGATTTGAAACGCCAATATTCTGAACCTCACCAAAGACCGTGGAAGCCTTCAAGCCCTGCATCGCAATATTATCGAGCGCAGGAGCATACTGCTGGCCCAAGGAAATTTGCCTCGAAGTAGGATTAATGTAAGACGGATAGTAAACCCGCGGAACGATGGATGTAATCTCCATGAAATAACCATCATCATTAAAATGATAGTTACGACGACGAAAACGAGTGCCGCCAGAAAGCTGGCCAGAGAAAGCACCAAGCGGCGAGGAACTATCCTCGAAGCCCGTCGTCTGGTAGAGCGTATTAACGTTCATGTCGAAGGAATCGCTGCCAAGGAAGGCCGGGCAAGTATTGTCCTGATTGAGTTTGACATCGAACTGAGACTCATAGAAATCCGAGTTACGACCGCCACCGGCGAAGGCGAGATCCATGTAACGCTGCATGCGAGATGCGAAAGTAATATTACGCATCGACACAGACCTGCCCGAAGTCGAAACATCGACAGCAGCAT